CGCGCCGAGCTGTGGCGCGGGTTCATCGAGAACGTCCACGGCCCCGCCGAGCGCGACAACGGGCTGGCGATGCGCCGGTATCTGCGGGCGTACGGCGCTCGGGTGGCGAAGCGGCTGGCCGAGAACATCGACCGGGACATGGACGGACGCATCGTCACCCGCCAGATCGACGACATCGCACTGGACAAGATCCTTGACCCCGCGGCCGAGGCGAAGCTGGTGCTCAACATCTTCCGCCCGCTGTTCCGCAAGATGATCAAGCGGGCGATCGATGCAGCCATGAAGCTGCTCCCGGTCGACTTCGACTTCTCACCGGACCGTATTGACACGCAGGTGGATCTGGACATCGGCCAGATGATCACGCGGGTGGCGGACACCACGAAGACCCAAGTGCGGGACCTCGTGCGCGCCGAGTTATCGCTTGGCTCCACGATCAACGAGATGCAGGCGAAGCTGATTCAGTCGCAGTCATTCTCTCCCGCTCGCGCGCTGACCATCGCCAGAACCGAGACCACCCGCAGCGTGAACGCGGGCGCCAAGGCGGCGATCAAGGAGGCCCAGGCCCTCGGTGCGAACGTGATCGAGGAGTGGGTGAGTGCGCGGGACGACGCGGTGCGGGACACGCACCGGGAGCTCGACGGTCAGAAGATCGGGCCTGGCGAGGTCTTCGAGATCGACGGACAGACCGCGGCGTTCCCCGGCGACTTCGGAGACGGCGCGCTTGATATCAACTGCCGCTGTGTCGCGGTTCCCTTTGTAGTGGGGCTCAGCTAATGAAACCTATTTTTCGCACTCTGATCGTGAAGGCTGACACCGGCCAGGACGGGACCACCACGGTCATCGCGTCCACACCCACCGCTGACCGCATGGACGATATCTGCGCCCCTGATTGGCAGATCGAGCGGTTCATGGCCAACCCGATTTGTGCATGGTCTCACGACTACTCGATCCCACCGGTGGGTAAGGTCATTGGCCTGACCCTGGAGGGGGACACGCTGGTAGCGCGTATCAAATGGGACGACTCGGACGCCAACCCGCTTGGCCAGACCGTGGCCCATCAGTACCGAGAGGGGTTCATGTCGGCGGTCTCAGTGGGCTTCGCGCCCGGAAAGAGCACCCCGCGCAACCAGTTCAAGAGAGACGATCCGCGCTTCGCAGAGCGGGGCACAGTGTTCACCGAGAACGAACTTCTCGAGATCAGCGCCGTTGCCATCCCGGCCAACGCCGAGTGCGTAGCCATCCGCGCCAAGAGCTGGGGCATGGACGCCGCACCTGTACAGAAGCACGTCCTCGATGTCATCGATACCGACGACACAGTGACTATCACCCTCTCCAAGCGAGAGAGCGAGGCCCCGGACGAGACGCCGGACGAGGCCCCCGCTGAGGCCGAGGAGCAGCTCGGACTATGGGACGACGACACCGACGAGCACGTGACCGAGGGTATCACTGCCGATGACCTGACAGCCCGCGTCCGTGCGGCGGTCCTCGATCTGTTCGGGTCTGACCCAGCCGTTCAGGCAGCGGTCGACCCACCCACCGATTCAACCCCGACACAGTGCGGATTGTCTGCACTGTTTGAGCTTGACCCCACCCCGTCCACGTCGGCCGGGGCTTCCTACTGCACGAATGGCCCTGGGCCAGGAGACGACCATGTCTGATATCACCACGCGTGACCAGGCCCTAAAGGCCCTGCACGATCTCAAGACCGAACAGAAGCGCCTCGCCGATCGCGGCGACGCTATGGAGCAGCAGCTCGCCCAGAAGACCGCCGACCTCAAGGAGATCCAGAAGGTGCTTGCCGAGAGCCAGGCGCCCAAGGTCGAGACCGTCAGCGACAAGGAGGCGACACTTCGCCGGTACGTGCGCGCGGACGGCACCCTGGACGCGACCGAACTGATCAGCGACCCGGTGGACCGTGGTGCGTGGCACAGCGAGCTCAAGCGTATGGTGGACGATCGGAACCTCGCGCGCCTGATGACCAAATCCGGCAAGGGCTGTGCGGTCCTTGACCAGCGCCTCGAGAAGCACATCGCCAGTGCGCCCAGTGTGATCACACGCGCCTTCTCCGATGCCTCGGGTGTCGGCGCTGAGTGGATCCCCGACCTCCTGCTGCCGGAGCTGTTCAGCAAACTGTACCAAGCGGGCAACGTTGAGGCGCTGTTCCCGACGCTGACTATGCCGGGTAAGGAAGTGCGGCTGCCGTTCCTGACCTTGCAAGTCAAGCCGTACCTCAAGAGCGGCGCGACCTGGGGCACCATCACTGCCGAGGATGACACCACCGCACAAACGGCCCTGACCGCTCAGTCTCTCGCGGCACGGATCACCGTGGACGAGGACGCATCAGCCGACTCGATCGTGATGGGTTTGGACTACGCGCGCGGTGCGCTCTCAAGCGCCATCTCGCATGCCGTCGAGGATGCCATCATCAATGGCGATACCGACGCCACCCACCAGGACCTCATCGCAAGCTGGAACCCGGTCAGCCGGTGGAACAGTACTGGTCTCGGTGGCTCGGACGATCACCGCGTGGGGTTCTTGGGGCTCCGTGCATATTGTTTTGACAACGGATCAACCCGCCCAGGCGGATCGGACAGCGACCACTACAATGGGATCTTGGAGACCCGCGCCACGCTTGACGGCGCCCATGGTACATCTGGTGATCTCGCGCTGATCGCATCGCCCAGCTTCTACCTGAAGCGCCTGCTCCCGGTCGATGAGGTTGCCACAGTGGACAAGCTGGGCGCGCAAGCCCAGGTGCTCACCGGCCAGGTGGCCAGCATCTCTGGTATGCCAGTCATCGTGTCAGACTTTATGACTGCGGACTTGGCAACGACGGGACTGTATGACAACACAACGACGACTCAGACCGGGTATCTGGTGGTCGATCGCTCGCGCTGGATGATGGGTAACTACAAGGCAACCACGGTCGATGTGGACCGCGAGATCGTGAATGGCACCATCGAGGTCGTGGCGACCCGCCGCTGTATTTTCAAGTCAGTAGATGCTACGGCCAAGAACGTGGCCTTCACGTTTGATATTGACGGATAGGTGATAGGATGCCGACCTTACGATTCAAAGGCTTTAAGCACACGCCCCGCTACAGTGGACCAACCGGGACGTGGTTGCCGGGATTCGAGCGCGAGGTGTCCGAAGAGGATGCCACGTACCTCGTCGACACATTCGGCGATGCCTTTGAAGCTGTAGGGTCGGCACCGTCCAAGCCGGCCAAGACGCGCGCGGTCAAGAGCCCGACCAAGCGCCGCACCGCAGCCAAGAAACCCGCACCCAAGAAGGCGAAGACATGAAGCTGAAAGCGACCGCCACAGGCGAGTGGCCCCGAGGTCTGCACTGGACAGCGGGAGAGGTGCGAGAGGTCGAGGTATCGGGCGACGTGGTTCTACCCCCGTGGCTCTCCCAGGACCGACCCAAGAAGTCCAAGAAGTCCAAGAAGTCCAACACCCCAGACGAGAGCGAGGGGTAGGCAGTGGCGGTCCTCACAGCAGCACAGGCGAGGCTGTACATCCGGGGCCTGACCGGCACCGGTGAGGACACAGCGCTGGACACGCTCATCGGCAGGGCGGACGCGCTGTTCGCGTCCTACCTCGGCCTACCTGCTGCCACAGCGGGTGGCGTGCCCACCATCGAGGATGTCACCTATACGCTGTATCTGGACGGTCCCGGTACGCCTGAGCTCCGGCTACCCATCCTGCCGATACAGTCAGTCACCACGCTACACGACAGTACCGACCGCACGTATGTAGCCGCCGACCTGATTGACGCCACCGACTACACCGTGTTTGGCGACGAGGGCCTGATACGCCTGGACGACGACGGCAGTGTGGGATCGTTCAGTAAGGGCCGGCGCGCGGTCAAGGTCGTGGCGGTGGTCGGCTTCACGGCGATCCCGGCGTCCATCGAGCACGCGGTGGGGATGCAGGTCGCACACTGGTACAACGCGCGGGACCACATCGGCCGCACGTCCGTCTCGCAGGGAGGCGGTTCTATCAGCGTGAAGGGCCTGGACCTGTTGCCCGAGGTGCTCGAGGCGCTCCGGCCCTTCCGTCTCACCTCGACCTGGTTGGGCTGATGGCTGACACGATCACCATCGAGGAGTGGCGGGACCACCTCAAGCGAGCCGTGAACACGGGCGCACTCGCGAAGGGCATCCGAACCGCAGCGGTTGAGCTGGCCCTGGAGGGCAAGAGGCACGCTCAGTTTGGCGTCACCAATCGAGCGGGCGGGCTACGGGTTCGCTCCGGCCGGCTACGCGGATCCATCCAGGGCAACGTCACGAAGACTGGGCCGGGTGCCGATGTCATCCTATCGGCGGGCGGTAGCAGCGGGCGGGGGACCGTCAAATACGCCCGCATCCATGAGGCGGGCGGAACGATATTCCCGAAGCGCGCCAAGTACCTGACATTCCCCGTGAGCGCGGACGCGTTCACCGGTGCCGGGGTATCCCGAGGCGCAGGCGGGTCGTCGTGGCGTAGCGTCCGCTCCGTCAAGATCCCAGCTCGTCCGTATATGCAGCCCGCCCTCGAGCACATCGCACGACTCGCACCCGCCCACATCGCACGCACGGTGCAGCGTGTACTGGATGGGCCATGAGTACCGCGCGCTCGATCATCGAGAACATCAAGAGCCAGATCGCCACGAACGTCAACGGCGCCGGATCGTACACGTACGACCTCACGGGCACGGACCAGGTGGTCATAGGCGAGTCGTTCCAGCCTCACCGCGTGCCGGGCGCTTACGTTTTCTTCGGTGGAGGCAGTACCGCGCAAACGGCCGGAACCACGGTTCTGACGCGTTACGACCGCACGATGCTATGCCAGGTCGAGGGGTGGGTGGCGGCGGACTCCGCGGCCCCTGGCGAGGCAGCGATGGATGCTCTGGATCTATGCGACGACATCATGCGGGCGATCGAGACGGACCGCACGCTGGGCCTGCTCTCGTCTGGTGTGCGCGATGTCGAGATCGCATACAATGCCGTGGACGGCCAGGAGCTCGACAGACCCGGCCTCGGCCTGTGCATACTCCAGGTCACAGTGCGATACGTCGAAACGGCTGGAGCCTGATGTGAGCTGGTACGATGCAAACTGGAAG